TTTACCAACCCTGTAACTAAGCAAAAGACTTTTAGCCAATTTTGGCCTTCAAGCACTTTAGCTGGTGACGCTGTGGCCATCGTTTGCGATGACCCTGATACCATTTTCCAAGCAGCTATCTGCTCAAGTGGTACAACAATTGGCTCCGCCGCTACCGCGATGGTTGGTCAAAACATGCAAATGTTGAACAACACTGGTAACATTAACACTGGCAACTCAGCTAACGCTGTTGCTGGCGTGACTGCTACCCCTGCAACAACATCTACCTTCCCAGTTCGTATCGTTGGCGTAGTGCCTGACACTGCTGTTGCTCAGTCTTATACTGGTTCCTCTTCAGGCACCACTATTACTTTGACAACACCATTGGCTTCCACTGGCGCGGTCATCGTGGGTTCAGAAGTTGGTTATATTGCCGGCAACGGCCAAGTCATCGGTTTGGGTTCTTTTGTGGCTTCTGTCACAAACACCACAACCGTTGTTTTGAACCAACAAGGTTTGGTTTTAGGTTCCGGTAACGACATCCCGGCTGCTTCAACTATTGTGTTTACACAGTATCCCGAAGTGCTCGTGAAGTTGAACATGGGCCAACAAGCCTATTACAACAGCCTCGGTGTGGCATAAGGAGTAAATCATGGCTATTTCACGCGCACAACTACTTAAAGAACTCCTCCCCGGCCTGAACGCATTGTTCGGCTTGGAGTACGCCCGCTACGGTGAAGAGCATAAAGAAATTTATGACACTGAAACCTCCGAGCGTTCCTTCGAAGAGGAAACAAAACTGTCAGGCTTCTCAGCCGCTCCTGTTAAAAACGAAGGCCAAGCCATCGCTTATGACAACGCGCAAGAGGCATGGACTGCACGTTACAACCACGAAACAATCGCGATGGGTTTCTCCATCACCGAAGAAGCCGTGGAAGATAACTTGTATGACAGCTTGTCTTCACGCTACACAAAGGGCTTGGCTCGCGCCATGGCTTACACCAAACAGGTGAAAGCTGCTGCAACTTTGAACAATGGTTTTAGCTCCGCCTTCACTTATGGCGACGGCGTAGCATTGTTCTCAACTGCACACCCCTTGGTCAACGGTGGTACAAACAGCAACCGTCCTTCCACAGCCGCTGACTTGAATGAAACATCGTTGGAAAACGCTGTTATTCAGATCGCAGCTTGGACTGATGAGCGCGGTTTGCTGATCGCCGCTAAGCCCAAGAAGTTGATTGTTCCACCAGCACTGATGTTCGTTGCAACTCGTTTGCTCGAAACTGAATTGCGCGTTGGTACAGCCGACAACGACATTAACGCATTGAAGAACAATGGTTCCATCCCCGAAGGTTATTGTGTCAACCACTACTTGACAGATACCAACGCATGGTTCTTGACAACTGATGTGCCTAATGGTTTGAAGCACTTTGTCCGTACACCGCTGTCTAACAGCATGGACGGCGACTTTGACACAGGTAACGTTCGTTACAAAGCCCGCGAGCGTTACAGCTTCGGTGTGTCTGACCCGCTGGGCATTTACGGCTCACCCGGTTCGTCCTAATCGACGTAAAGAAAAAGGGAGCTTCGGCTCCCTTTTTTGTTGCATTGGTTTAAACGGAGTGGTATAAATAGACATCCGGGCTTTCCGGTGCATTAGACAGTCCCGGCTGACGACATACAGACTAATGCACTTAACTTGTATGTAAGGAAAAATCATGGCATCGACCACCTTCTCCGGCCCAGTAACGTCCACAAATGGCTTTATTGGCGCAGTAACCGGCAATATCACTGGCAACGTAACAGGCGACGTAACCGGTACAATCACAGGTAATGTAGACTCAACCGCAGGCTACATCCAGCTTCGCACTGCTACTACAACACAAATTGCTTCTGCAACAGACTCCGTAAACACTGTTGGTAAAGCCGCAGGTACTATTGTGTTTAACACCACTTTAGGTACATTGAAAATTGCTACAGGCGCAACTGCTACTAGCACTTGGGTGAATGCTGACGGCACTACCGCTGTTACACCATCCTAATTAGGGGCATCAAATCATGATGCAATATGACGTAAAAGCGGCGCACACTGAGGCGACAGGCACGGTAGTGTCTCAACGAACACGTTTGAAAGCGTATCACTGCATATCAGGCGGTACTGCTGGGGATGTAATCTTTCGTGACGGCGGATCAGGCGGCACCATTCTTTTGCAATTTAACATTGGTACTGGTACACAACCAATCACTATGTCAATTCCCGGAGAAGGTATTTTGTTCAATACCAATATCCATGTGACATTACCTGCAACTGCCAAAATCACGGTGTTTTATGGCTAAGAGTCCAGCATGGCAGAGGAAAGAAGGGAAGAACCCCAAAGGCGGTTTAAACGCCAAGGGTCGAGCCTCCGCCAAAAAGCAAGGGATGAACTTGAAACCGCCCCAGCCAGAAGGAGGCTCCCGCAAGGACTCTTTCTGTGCGAGGATGGAAGGCATGAAGTCGAAGCTGACGTCCGCAAAGACCGCAAAAGACCCAGACTCTCGTATTAACAAGTCTTTGAGGGCATGGAAGTGCTAGACATCAACACCATTTGGTCGGCAGCGTTAACCCTGTTTACGGGGCTGCTGACCTATGTTGTCAAGGATAAGTTTGATGAACTCCAACGCCTTGGCATTCTGCTAAACCGCACCCGAGAGGAGATCGCACGTGATTACACAACTAACGCAGAAGTGCAAAGAATTACTGACCACATTGACCAACGTTTTAACAAGCTGGAAGCAAAAATTGACCAGCTTATTCAATCGGGAAGGTAAGTAACCATGGCACTACCATTGCTAGCAACACTTGGTAAAGCCTACCTAACTGGTAAGGCTAAGGACTATGCCTCAGCTAAAGCAGAGGATGCCTTGGGACTGCCAAAAGATTCAATTGCCCTGCTTGCTAACCCCACCGGCTTTGCAAAAAATATCGCTAAGGGTATAGCAACAGACTACGCCAAGGATGCTTTTATGGGGCGTGATGCTATCCCCGAAGAAGACCGCAGCTTCACATCTGGTAGCAATAAGCTTCAAGAGCTAGACGCCATGGAGTATGAAGGTGACTACAAACGCGGTGGCAAGGTTAAAGCCAGCAAAGCTTCCCGCCGTGGCGATGGTATTGCCCAGCGCGGAAAAACTCGTGGTAAGTATCTGTAACACAGCCAATAATGGCTAAACTTTAACAAGGGTAAATCATGAAACATCAAGACGTCAAAATGGACAAATCCATGATGCAAAAGGCTGTGAACAAACACGAAGGCCGTTTACACAAAGGTGCAGCCAAGACTAAATTGTCTGCTGGCGGCTACACCCGTGCGGCTGATGGCGTTGCTAGCAAAGGCAAAACCAAAGGCACCATGGTCAAAATGATGGGCGGCGGTAAGTGCTAAGGAAATATCATGGCTACTAAAAAAAGCAAACCAGCTAACTACGAGCACTTGGTAAAAGGCTCCGATATGGCATCTGATGAGTACGCCCCCGACAGCACGGTGTCTTTCTCAGCCGATAAACCTGTTAGCGGAGCAAATCGCTATGTTGGCCCTAATGCCTCTAAAGCTGGCGCAGGTCGTGGCAAGCAAGGTGGCCCCACAGCCAAAGAACTTCAGAGGTACGAAGAAAAGCAGGACGCTGGTATTTTTACCAAAGGCAAGCGCCTGCCACCTTCCCCCCGTGAAATGGCTAGTGGCGGTAAAGTTGCGTCAGCCTCTAAACGTGCTGATGGTTGTGCCACTCAAGGTAAAACGCGAGGTAAATTTGTATGATGAACAGTCGTGGCATGGGTGCCGTAATGCCCAGTAAAATGGCCGGCGGGAAAAAGAAAGCTCGCCGTGATAATACCGACTTTACGCAGTACGCTGAGGGAGGTCCTGTTGGCTTGTATGCCAACATTAACGCCAAGAAAAAACGTATCGCCGCTGGCTCTAAAGAGAAGATGCGCAAGCCCGGTCAGAAGGGCGCTCCTACTGCTGACGCTTTTGTTCAATCTGCAAAGACTGCTAAAACATGACCACCACCGGCACCACCCTCTTTAATCTTGACTTCACGGATATTGCCGAGGAAGCGTGGGAGCGTGCCGGTCGTGAACTGCGTTCAGGTTATGACTTGCGTACAGCACGCCGGTCAATGAACCTGATGACCATTGAGTGGCAAAACCGTGGTATCAACATGTGGACGATGGAGCAGGGTGTAATCACACTGACTGCTGGTTTAAACACCTACGCCCTGCCCACTGACACCATTGATTTGCTTGAACATGTAATTCGTACTGGTCAAAACACAGCCTCCACGCAGGCTGACTTAACCATTACCCGTATTAGTGTTTCTACTTATGCAACCATCCCAAACAAGTTACAACAGGCGCGACCGATTCAGGTATGGGTTCAAAGGTTATCTGGTGAGACAAATCCTACAAGCATTACGCTCTCGGGGACGATTACATCGACAGCCACCACCATCACATTAAGTTCAGTGACTGGCTTGGCTGGGTCAGGCTTCATTAAGCTTGACAGTGAAATAATTTATTACGGGTACCTGTCCGGCACAACCTTGGGTAATGTGTTTCGTGGGCAGGCTGGTACTACCGCCGCCGCTCATACAACAGGTGCCGCAGTATCTGTTCCCCAGCTTCCTGCAGTGACTGTCTGGCCAACACCTGACAACACCACAACGTATCAATTTGTGTATTGGCGTTTGCGCCGAGTGCAAGACGCTGGCTCAGGTCCTGAGACGGCGGACATGAACTTCCGCTTCCTGCCCGCACTGACTGCGGGTTTGGCCTATCACATAGCCATGAAGGTGCCTGAGATGGCAAACCGTGTAGACATGCTTAAAGCGGCTTACATGGAACAATTTGATTTAGCGGCTGGTGAGGACCGGGAGAAGGCTCCCATTAGGTTCGTACCCCGCAGAATGTTTATTGGTGGCTCGTAATGTCTAATCAGTTTGCTTCGGGTAAACGGGCGATTGCCATGTGTGATCGCTGCGGTCAGCAATTTAAGCTGAAAACCCTGCGCAATGAAATCATTAAAACTAAGAAGTATCAACTTCTGGTGTGCAATGAATGCTGGGACCCTGACCAGCCTCAATTACAGTTGGGTATGTATCCGGTATATGACCCGCAAGCGCTTCGCAACCCACGTAAAGACACAACGTACGTAACTGCAGGCGTCAATGCAAATAACAATTCCACAGGTGGTTCTCGGGACATTCAGTGGGGTTGGAGTCCGGTCGGTGGATCAAGTAGTTTTGATGCGTATTTAACGCCAAACTACTTGGTAGCAACGACATTTGTTGGTACAGTTACAGTTTCATAGGAGCTTAAAATGGCATATACACGATCAGCAGACGGCATTGCAAAAAAAGGCAAGACTGAAGGCAAAAATTTGGGCAACAGCGGTCCAAAAGTTAAAATGCAAGCTGGCGGCAAAAAGTCTGCTGGTGTTACTGGTATGGAAATGCGTAAAGTAGGCCGTAATCTGGCTCGCGCAAACAACCAAAAGCGAGGCTAATATGTATAGCAAAAAAATGATGGGCAAAGAAGTTGGCGATGCCAAAGTTTACGCTCCCCCTCACACGATGAAGGGTAGAAAGGTTTCCATTGCAGAAAATCCCGGTTCTGGTAAAAACTTGAGCCGTGCTGATACAGTGGAAATGACTGTTGGAAATGTTAACAAGTCTTCTGGCGGTGCGCCTAAAACATCTGGTATTAAAATGCGTGGTACTGGCGCGGCAACTAAAGGCGTAATGGCAAGAGGCCCGATGGCATGAACTACAACGAGCTTGTCTCAGCGGTAAACGATTACTGCGAAAACTCTTTCCCAACTGTGGATATGAATATTTTCATTAAGCAGGCGGAGCAGCGCATTTATAACACTGCGCAGCCTTCCAATTTGCGAAAGAACATGACAGGCGTATTGTCTACAGGCAATAAGTACTTATCAGCTCCCGGCGATTTCTTGTCCACATATTCGTTGGCGGTTGTTGATGCAGCCGGTGACTACAAGTATTTACTGAACAAAGATGTGAACTTTGTGCGTGAGGCGTATCCAAGCGCTTCTGCTACTGGACTTCCAAAACACTATGCCATATTTGGGCCGTCTACGTTAGATTCCACAGAGTTGTCGTTTATTCTTGGCCCTACGCCAGATTCCAACTATGTGGTGGAGTTGCACTTCTACTACTACCCCGAGTCTATCGTGACGGCTACTACGACATGGCTAGGTGATAATTTTGACTCTGTGCTTTTGTACGGAACCATTTGCGAAGCTTACACCTACATGAAGGGTGAGGCTGATATGGTTAAGTTGGCGCAGGATCGCTACGTCCAAGCTATTGCTTTGTATAAAAACTTGGCAGACGGCAAGCAGCGTATGGATGCTTATCGTGATGGTCAGGTTAGGGTGTCTGTTGCATGAGTTACATCCTACAAACCCAAACCACCAGCTTCAAAACGGAGCTGTACACGGGCGTTCACAATCTGTCCACCAACACATTAAAGATTGCTTTATACACGGCCAACGCTAATTTAAACGAAGCCACGACCGTGTACGATGCAACCAATGAAGTAAGTGGTGGTGGTTATCCTCCGGGCGGCGTTCCTTTGACCGGCGTGACCATTAACTCATCTGGTTATACCGCTTATGTAAACTTTGCGAACGTTGTGTTTAACGCTGCGGTGACGGCTCGTTGTGCTTTGATCTACAACTTTACCCAAGGCAATAAGTCTATTGCCGTGTTGGACTTTGGGTCTGACAAAACTTCTACCAATTTCACTATTACGATGCCCGCCAACACAGTGTCAACGGCGTTAATTCGTAGTTCTATTTAAAGGTTTTTATGTCACACGAAAAAGTTACAAGTCAAGATGTTGTGGACGCAGGGCTGGTGTGTGGCACACGTTCGGGCGAGTCTGCTCTGGCTATGGGCCGTTTTACGATGGAGTGTGTGGGTGCTGACGGGCAGGTGAAGTGGACCGCAACAGAACACAACTTGGTGGTGAATACGGGCCTTCAGTACATGGCGGGCAGTGCCCTGACTTCGGTTACACAGATCACAACTTGGTTCTTAGGTTTGTACGGGGCGGCTGCTTCTAATACACCGGCGGCTAGTGATACAGCATTATCACATATTGGTTGGACAGAAATCACGCCATACAGCAACGGTGTTCGTCCTACATGCTCGTTTGCTACGGCAACGACAGCTAACCCCTCTGTGGCTACAAACGCGGCTTCTGTGGCAACGTTTAACATTAATGCACCTGCTGTTGTGGGCGGGGCATTCTTAATTAGCAGTGACGTAAAAGGTGGCACAGGAGGCACACTGTTTTCTGCCGCTGATTTCCAATCACCCGGCGACCGGACGGTTGTATCTGGCGACACACTGAACATTACATACACACTTAGCTTGGCAGGTTAAATATGGCGCTTGTCCTTGCCGACCGTGTTAGGGAGACGACAACTACCGCAGGCACAGGGACAATCACCCTGCTTGGGGCAGTACCTAGCTGTCAAAGTTTTGCTGTTGTAGGCAACGGCAACACCACGTACTACACCATCGTAGCCTATACAGGCACTGAATACGAGGTGGGCATTGGCACGTATACATCTTCTGGCACGACACTGAGCCGGGACACCGTGCTGGCATCTAGCAATGGTGGATCGCTGGTTAACTTTTCCATAGGCACTAAAGATGTATTTGTTGACTACCCCGCAGGTCGGGCTGTTTATGAAGACGCAGCAGGCAATGTAGACGGCTACCCCATCACAGGCGGCACGATTAACAACACGGTCATCGGCAGCACAACCCCTGCGGCTGGTACGTTTACTACGCTTACTGCTCAGAATGAGACGCTAAAAGGCACGGGGCAAAACTTTTTTACTTATAGCCAAACATTTACAAATGCAATTTGGAACGCTATAAATACATCTGCAACAGACAACACTACTGTTGCACCAAACGGAACTACAACTGCCGCAACCTTTACATTAAGTTCAGCTGCCGGTAATTATTTTAAACAAAACGTAGTTGTTACTGCTGGACAAACATACACGTTTAGTTTTTATGCACTTCGTGGTACAGCCACGGACATGAGGTATTCTGTATACAACAATTCTGCCAGTGCGGAAATTGTTGCGCCCACTTCATATTACTCATCAACCAATGCTTCAACATGGTCTAGGATTACATTAACTTTTACAACCCCTTCTGGCTGTACTAATATTGGTGTATATCCAAGTCGAGATGCAGCGTCAACAGGAACATTTTTTGTTTGGGGCGCACAACTTGAGTTGGCTTCCTCTGCTGGCACATACATTCCAACCACTGCGGCTGCTGTATACGGAACACCAACACTCTCATTTAGCGGAGTAGCAAGCATTGGGCTACAGTCTGATGGTTCTTTGTATGAGACAAGTGCGGGAACAGGCAATATTCGCCTGTACACCAATAACATTTCTCAAGAACAAGCAAGGGTTTCACATACTGCTTCTGCTGTTAATTACGTTCAACTGACTGGCGGTGTTACTGGTGGTAATGTTCAAATTTCAGCGCAAGGTAGTGATGCAAGCACTGGAATTAGCCTTGTTAGTAAAGGTGGCGGTGGTTCGGTATGGAAGGGTGATGGCGGCGTTTACTTCCAAAACAATGCGGCTAACAATTTATTCTCTGTTGAAAACACATCATCTACAGTCAACAGATTAACGGCTACTGGTAGTGCCACGGGTTCAGGGCCACGCTTGTTTGCCCAAGGCTCAGACACCAACATTGACATAAACCTGACTACAAAGGGAACTGGTGCGGTTAACTTAAATACTGGCGGCGGTATGCAAGTTAAAGTTCTTGACGCTACCACATCTGGTTCAGCGTACTGGACAATGGTTGGATCAAGTGGTGGATACCCTTTTATTAGTGTTGATGGGACAAACCCAAACATTAACGCTGTTATTGCCTCAAAAGGCATTGGAGCAGTTAGGTTTTCTACAAATGGAACTTCTGGGCCTCAGCAGTTCATGGTTTCGCATACAGCCTCCGCAGTTAACTACGTTCAGGCAACAGGCGGAGTTACTGGTGTTGGCGTAGCTCTTTCTGCTCAAGGTAGCGACAGCAATATAGCAATGCTGTTTCAAGCAAAAGGTACTCAATTTCATTTGTTTCAAACAAATGGAGCCAATCAATTTGGCGTTGCGCCTACTGCTTCAGCAGTCAATTACGTACAAGTAACGGGGTCGTCTGTTGGTTTTGCGCCTTATTTTATTACTCAAGGTTCAGATACAAATATAAGTTTTGCTTACTCAGCCAAAGGCACAGGAGCGCATGATTTTTATACAAATGGGTTTAGTTTTGCCCAACAATTTAAAATTTTCCACACAGCCTCTGCTGTAAACTTTGTACAAGTAACTGGTGCGGCTACTGGTGGAAGACCGACTATTATCGCACAAGGTAGCGACACAAACATAAACTTTGTCGTTGCAAGTAAAGGTTCTGGTTCTGTGGGCCTTAGAACTGACTCAAGCACAACGCAAGTATCTGTAATTCATACTGCAAGCGCAGTTAACTTTTTAACAGCAACTGGTTCTGTCGCAGGTTCAGGCCCTATATTTAGCGTTGCTGGCACAGACACGAACGTAGACCTAAACCTGACTACTAAGGGTACTGGTAAGTTTTACATTAGTGA